TGCATTGGCAATTGCATCGACATCTAGGCCGACTGCTAGATAAGTCGCTAGTGCCGTTGCTAGGAATGTCTTGGCCCAGCTCTCTGCCATCTTCTTTAAGTCGCTCATTAGCTTCTCCTTCGAGGTTGAAATAACTGCCATCTTTGTCTCCCAAAGTTGTAAATGAAATATGAAAATGCGACCGGTGAGGATTTGAACCTTTATAGTTTCTGCGTTTCCACCCCAGTATTGGACTCATAATCTTTCCATCAAAAATAATGTAAGCAATTCGCTTATCGCCCTTTTTGGCTAACTTGCGAATCTTTTCAACCAACGCATAAGCCTCTTCTTTGTGAGCTGATAAATCAGTATCAATATCTATTGCTCTAACGATTCCTGATTTAGCATCTGGTATATGGTCAGAAGTGCCTTTTGCAAGATGCCTAGAGTCAGCAATCCAGCCATCAGACTTACGATCCCTATCAGGATAATCATCATCGATTTGCTCCCGAAGTTGAATTCCTGCTGCACATAGTTTAGGCATTATCTTGAGGGATTGTGCTACAGGCCAAGAGCTTTCAAATCATCGGCGGTTAGACCTAGAGCCTGCAACTTGGCCTCGGCTGCTGCTTTGGCTTGGGCTTTGGTTGCATCTTGCTCAGCCTTCCAAGCATCATATTGAGCAAACCCTGATTCAAAATCAGTTTTAGTCAAAGGCTCAACGCCTTCATCTAAACGGATAGAATCAAAATCATCTGCTGATATTACCCAACCGCCGTTAGGTCGTAGCATTGATAAAACCTCTGCACCTGTTGCCATATTATGCACCTATTTCTAAAAGAATAATTGATGATGGACTTGAGTTTTCTTGGACAGTTGCGGTGCAACTGTTAGCGGCATTTTTTACCCTAAATTGTGTTTTGTATGTAGTTGCAGAAGTTGTTGCAGGGGAATCTAAATAACTGTAAGTAATTTGCCCAGATATTTCAGCCGCGGCCAAACTGGTTGATCTAATAAATGGCGCTCCTCTATTTCCAAAAGGGTCATAAATTGAAGTCGCACCTCGCATAATACGAATACAAGCACCAACTTCATCGGAATTTCTAACAACATATAATTGATGAGTAGTCAAAACTAAAACTTTACTACTTGCGCTTGATGGAGTAATACTTAAAGTTAAATCTGTGTCCGCGTAGGTTTCTGAGGTTGAAGTCTTTGCAGTTGAATAAGTTGCGCTAACAACCTGCAACACCTTGCCACCGCCAGCAGGGGCAGCCCACTTAAGTCCAGTAGTTTCCGCAGAATCCGCAGTTAAAACTGTTCCGTTAGCGCCAACACCGAGACGCGCATCAACTGTTGAAAATGTAAAAACATCTCCCTTAGTTGTTAAAGGTGTTTGATCTGATGGACTTGCCCAGCTTGGAACTCCAGCTGCAACTGTTAAAACTTGCCCTGCTGAGCCAATAGCCAATCTAGTGTTTGTGTTGCTGGTCGCTGAGCGATAAGCAATATCTCCAAGCGTTGTTTCAGGATTTAGCGCCTTGGTGGTTGTATCGATTGAACTGCCAAGGGTTCTTATGGCAGCTGCGCCATCCTTGACTAAATCTGTATCGTCTGGAGTCTCCCAGTTGTAATTCGTTGTATTGGCCATTAACTAATAACTCCTATCGCGTCTTGCCATTCTAGCGTATTAAGAACACTATTCCAGCTTTCCGCTGCATTGACTTGAGCCCATTGTTGGGCAAAGGCCGAGAACTCTGTTGGGGTAGCTAAGAAGGTAACTGAGAGGCCTGAGACGGAAGCGTTGAAGGTCCAGCCCTCGACAAAGCCAGTAAATTCGCCACCTAGAATATTAAGGGGCAGGTTGGTAATTCTGACTGGCTGACCCATAAAAATATTAAGCAAGGCATCTCGGTCGGCGTTATCAATCTCTGGGGATTGCAACGCAAATGTGATCGATTGGAAGGTGTTTCTAGGCCAAGCGCGAAGCTGAATTAGGCGATCTGCTACATCCTCGACATCCGCTGCATTTTTTAAATAGCTATTGAATTGCTCGGCAAATAACCCGTATTCGGCTTGAGAGTCTAAATCTTCAGCCGTATAGGAGCTATTAAAATTGTTGCCATAGTCCATAATTATTTTATTGCTTAAATCGCCTTGACGCTGGATTATGCCAATGCCAGAAGCTATGGCGTGAGAAGCGTCTAAGTCTGTGTAGCCGTTGGCTATTAAATAATCTTGGCGATGGCTGGCATCCGCGTAGTTAATATTGCCATTAGCATCTTCATACATATAACCAAGGGCCGAGCTAGCAATTTGATTGATTATTGGGTAAATGACGCTATCGGTAATTTGGCGGCTAACCATTGTGTATTCGCCAGCGTCAATTTCGCCAAGTCCAATATCCCCAGCGTCAGACCAAATCTCAGTAGCAGGTTCATAGGTTGCCCAAGTTTCAGCTGGTGGCAATTCATTCCAACTGGAAAGCAATAAGTCATCTAGCAAGTCGGTAATCTGAGCGCCGTCTAAACCTTGAGCTAAATTGCCGTCAAATATTGCTCTTTGAGTTTTGGCTAATGCGCCAATTGCCGTAATTCTTAAGCTAGTAATAACTGCACTTGATCCTGCGCTGCGGACAATTTGCCTTAAGTCTGAAACGCGACCGCCAAAAATAGCCACATAAGCGCCAGTCGTATCTTTTACTTCAATGGTTACTGCTGTATTAATACCAAAATCATAATTAGTTCCATCGGTATTTATGACTTCTAGTGAGCAATATCCTGCTGGAGTAGGTGAGTTTATATCCTGACGGCCAGAGGTAATAGTTAGGTTGCTTAAAGTTACTGAAGTTAATTCATCGCCATTGACTAAAATCTTCCAATCGGGAGTCCAAAGGGTCATAGGATTTGGGCTGAGGTTCTCAAATCGCCAGCGCCAGTAGTTCCGCGATTAGTAGAATTGTTTAGCGCCAAGATGACTGCTCTAGTAAAACCTTCTTCATCAATAGCGGATGGAGCATTAACATTGATAGTAACACCAGCGTTATTGGCCGCAACTGTTCCAGCAACATTAAAGCCAGAAGGGATAGCGTTACCGCTTGGATTTAATGCAGATGGAAAAGTAGGCATTGTTCCTGTAACGACTGGAATAGTTATACCACCGCCAGTAGTTCCACCGCCAGTAGTTCCACCGCCAGTAGTTCCACCGCCAGTAGTTCCACCGCCAGTAGTTCCACCGCCAGTAGTTCCACCACCAGTAGTTCCACCACCAATAGAACCGCCGAATGGTAATCCACCGCCTGTTACTGTGTTTGAACCCGTTGAACCCGTTCCAATTTTTGGAATTAATCCAATATTAGGCAATACTGGTATTCGGTTATAAGCAGCAATGATTCTGTTAATTTGTTCAATAACTGAATTAGCTAAATCTTTAACTTCTCTAGTAACTGTGGCAACAATATTAACAATTCCAGCAATAGTTTTACCTACTGCCACTATTGAATTTACTAGGGCGTTTTCAAATATAGGGACAAGAAAAGTTTTAATAAAAGACCATAAATCGCGCAGAGTATCTTCGTTATCTTTAAATGCTTTAATGATTGGATCAACGGCTCTGGCTTTGGCTTCTTGAAATTTAGGAATCAAAGTATTAACAAAGTAATCCATCAAATTTTTTAGCATTGGCAATAAAGCTGCTCCTACTGATTCTTTAGCTTCATCAAAGCCCACTTTAAGTCTTTGAATTTGACCTTCGAAAGTATTGGCTTGAACTGTCGCTGCGCCACCAAAGGTATCGGCTAATTGTTTAACTGTGCCTTCTAATCCTAGGGTCTTTATTTCGGCAGCAGATAAACCAACGCCTAAACGAGTAAGAGCGCCAGTATTGCCCTCATAAGCTTTACCTAAAGCATTCGATACTGCCTCAACACTTTTACCAGTAGCAGCTGAAATATCTAAGGCTAGGGTCAGTAAATCTTGCGACTCGGTTACTGATCCTGTAGCAGTTGCTAGGCGTTGAAGCGCTGGGCGCAATTGGTCATCAGCAACGCCAGTAGCCAAAGAAGTTTTGAGAATCTGCTCCTCTACTGCTGCAATCTGAGCCTCGGTCGCACCAGTTACATTCTGTAAGGCATTTGCTAAGCGCTTTTGGGCTGCCTCATCTTCAATAGCTGCCTTAACGCCATCAACGGCTAACTTGACTGCATAAGCCGCTGCTGCTGCCGCTGCCGCTGCAAAGGCTGCTGCTGCGACTTTGCCGAACTTCTCTAACTTACCCCCAAAGCCTTCAACTTCTTTAGAGCCAGTATCAAGATTTTTCTTGAGGTCAGCGACATCAGCAAGAATCGAGAGTTTAAGTGTTCTACTGCCAGCCATTACTTATCCCATTCTTTCAATATCTTGGAAAATGCTTCTTGCCATTTTTTAATCAATTCAGGCTGAATCTTACGAAGGGTTGGGTAGATAAAGTAGCCAGCATTGCCGCGACCTTTGCTGGGTGTTCTTCTCGGGAACTGACGCAAGCGATTAGATCCAAATTCATAACCTGCCCAGAGTTTTTGTGTGCTACCGCCACCAGAAAAGCGCTGACTAGCAAATCCGTATGACAATTCTCCGATTTTGGAGCTGGCCGATACTTTGACGCCTGTGGTAATTCTTCGGACGGCTTCTTGGCCAAAGGTTCTAGTAAGTCCATAGGCTTTAATCTCGTTGGCTGCGTAAGTAGCCAGCGCGCTAGATTCTCGTTTAGCTTGGCTAACGGCTTCATCATCCATCGCTTTAAAAGCGGTAATGATTGAGCGGAGCTCGCGTTTGTCGTAACTGATTGGTAACTCATCTGCCACCGCTACGCTCCTTTAAAATATCTATCGCCGTTAAGACTTGATCTATATCAGTCCAGTAAGTCATCGGGATTCCAGTTGCTATTGCAATCTCGACTATTAGTCGGTTGATGCTTCCGGACTCGTAACTTTTGGGCTTTCATCTCCAATCGTCATCTCTTCGACTGTTAGCTCCCAAATCTCTTGAGACTTAACTGGCTTTCCTGCTGCTTCGCGCTTATACGCAAAGTAAGCAAGATCTAAGAAGTCCGCTTGCTGGTAAGCCGATATATCCTTCATCGAATAAATCGACTTACCAGTTTTGCGTTCCCACTTAGCCCATTCTGGCAAGCCAGCTTGGTAAGTAGCTGATTCGCCTGAGCTGTATTTAATTGTGATTGAAATTTTCATAGCTCCCGATGCTCCGATCTCTTAGCTGAAGTTTTCTGATGGGGTTCCAACGACTGTCATCGTCCAAGTGTCAGTTAGCGCTCCTGGTGCTGCGCCCCCTGCTGCTGGGAAGATTGGCAATACGCTGAAAGTAAATACTGCGCCAGTTACGGCTGTAAAAGCAACTGTAAGTGTGGTGTTAGGTGCGGTTTCAGCATCAGTCCACATTGCTTCAAATAGAGAGCTTGCAACTCCCCAATCCTGTAGCAGTTCAATTGTGAATGTCCATTGCTTATCAACGGACTTATAAGCGCGACCATCGAGAGTTTGGTAAGTCTCAATGATTGTGTCGCAGCTTAGGACTGCGCTTGTTGCTTGGGCATCGTAGTTAGCGCTATCAAGTGTGAAGGTAACATCGCGCCCAGTTATTACTGTTGTTGGCATTTGGGTCTCCTATGCGGTTTGCTCGTAGCGGACGCTCAAGCGTATATCTGAAACTAACAGGGTAGTAGTTCCTACTTCAGTTACCGAAGGTCTTTCGACTATTGATAACTCATACTTGGAAGCATTTAGTGCTCCAAGAATACTAATAATTAATTGCTCTAAATTATCAAGAGCAGCAGCGTTGCTGAAATACGCAACGCAAGCAGTTATGGTGTAATTTAATTTGACGCGAGTAGTTGATTTGCCTAAGACTTCAAGCTCCATATAGGGCGAGTCTGGAATAACTACAATTGCTGGGACTATTGGCGCTTCTGGAACTGCGTCATAAATATTAGCGGTGCAGCCAACCAAGGCGGTCTTAATAGCGCCTCTAACATCTGTAGCAATTGTGCTGGCTGGCATTAGCCCACCATCGTCTCAACATCAAGATAAGGGCCTAGAAGGCCAGTTACTTTGGCAAGTAAATTCTTAGATAGGCGGTAAGGAGTAACTGCAAAATCTACGCCTTCGATTGATCCACCAGCGGCGGTTCTGGATTGGAAGATTTCAACGGAGATAGCCAAAATAGCAGCTTCAGCATTGGGGTTTCCGACATAGGTCGATAATCCAGATAGCGCAGCGTTTCCTGCTGGGATGATATTTTTTTCCAATATGTCTGCATTGGTGATTG